TTCAAGCTCATAAAATTCCTCCAAATTATTTTTAACATATTTTCCTAAAAATTTAAATTCTTTTGTTCCTTTTTTAATTCTAATTTCATAAGTGTTATCTTCCTTTAATGGAAAATGATTAGGATCAGTATCATCTCCACTTCCACGATATGCATCCAATGAAACTAAATTGTCTTCATCTGACATATTATATATTATATAAATATTTTATATAATAGACTTAAAGAATATTTATAAAATTATTCCTTAAGTTTATTCCTTAAGTTTATTCCTTAAGTTTATTACATAATATATATAAATTAATATAATTATTAATATTGTGGATCAGGAGATAATGACTACGAAAAAAATATTGTGAAAGAAGTTGTCATAAACCAGATTCTTTAAGTTGTTTCAATATATTATATAAAACAAGAAAAAACAAGAATTTTTGGGGAAAGTATTTTGGGAAAGTTAATTTTGGACATTTTAAAAATGTCCATTTTCTAGAATCCCAAAGATTTCTTTGAAAAAACTATAATTTGTTACCATAAAAAAAATTAAGGTAACAAATGAAAATGAAATTAAAAAAATTTGTTAGCATAATTTTTAAAATTAACAAAAAACTAACTTAAAAATAAAATATTTGTCTAATAAAATAAGCAATGTTTAGCAATCCAAAAATCGCAAAAAATCGCAAAAAATATTATTGTGAAAAATGTGACTATAATACATTTAATAAAAATGATTATACAAAACATTTACAGACGCAAAAACATAAAATCAATGATTTTCAATGTTTTTCAATAGAAAAATCGCCAAATGTCGCAACAAAATACGAATGCATTTGTGGTAAGAAATATACAGATAATTCAGGATTATGGAGACATAAGAAAAAATGTACTTATGAAAATAATATGGATGTTTATAACAACGATAATATTGTAGTTGCAAAATTAACTTCTCTCATTATGGATGTTGTAAAACAAAATCAGGATACCGTTAATGACGTTTTCAAACAAAATCAAGAAGTTATAAAACAAACAAATGAATTAGCATTAAAAATTACCGATGTTTGTAAATACCAGACAAATAATTTAATAACGAATAATAATAATACCAATTGTAATAATAAAACTTTTAATCTTAATGTTTTTTTAAATGAAACATGTAAAGATGCGATGAATATGTCAGAGTTTATTAATTCTCTCCAAATTGAGTACGATGATTTCGAAAAAGTAGGAGAGATTGGTTTTGTAAATGGTATATCCAACATCATTATCAAGAACTTGAAAGACTTGGATATTACTCAACGTCCCTTACATTGTACGGATAAGAAGAGAGAAGTTCTTTATGTGAAAGAAGATAATGTTTGGCAAAAAGAAGACGAACATTATACAAAAACCCGTAAGTTAATAAAAAAGACCACGAATAAAAATATGTTATTAATACCAGAGTTTAAAAAAAGATATCCAGATTGCGGAACCAGCACATCCAAGTATTCTGACAAATATGATATTTTGGTAATAGAAACAATGGGTGGATCCGGTGATAATGACTTTGAAAAGGAAACAAAAATATTAAAAAATATTGTAAAAGAAGTAGTAATAAATAAATAGTTCTTTACACCCTTGAATATTTAATATAATAATTATTCCCACATATATTTCCTAATATGGTTAAAATATTTATTCGTTATACCGTTTATATTATTTTTTATATCGTCATTAATGTGTTTTACGAAATCAAATTCATCTTTAGGTAAATTCTTTTCATCTTCTAAACATTTAATTTGTTCGTTTAATAGTAACATTTCTTTTGCTAATGAAAGTTGTTTATTGAGTAAAGATTTGATTTCAGTACAATATTTGTATTCTTTATGAAGTGTGCTAACAATTTCTAAATATGTTTTAGAAGGCGGATTTTCCATTGCAAGAACTTGGTCAACGTAAATAATTGTAGGGTGACTAGGTAATTCAGTATATTCAGTTAAATCGACTAATGCTTTTTGATTAAAATCTAATGCTATTACATACCCGTTTAGATGTCCAGTATTAACCATATATCCTGCTTCCAATAAATAAATAAAACTTTTTTGACACGCATATAACAAACAATGCCAATCTTTAGTAGTTTTATAACTAACTTCTAAATTTGTAAAATATTTACATTTTTCGATAGCTTTTAAATCTGGGGTTTCATCGTTTTCAATAATTATGATAGATTCAAATGCGGATTGAATAGCATCTATTGATGAAAAATGTTTTAATAAGATATAAAAATCTTTTAAAAGGATATCCCATAATGCGTAAGCATCATATTGTACATGCATAAAATATTTTTTATTACCGATAATAAAACCAAAACATCCCTGAGTTCCCATATTTGTATTTGAGTATTTTTAATGAATTATTAAATAATTTCATTTTTATTAATTAAATCTATTTAATTAAAATATTAGTAATAATTATTATGTCAAAAACAATTATTACCGACATACCGGATAAAGACGTTTTTATGCAAAAATTATTACCAAATAATCCAGGAATTATTGTGTTAAAATTTGGTGCTGATTGGTGTGGTCCGTGTAAAGAAATAAAGGACGCGGTACATGGTTTTTTTGCTTCGTCACCGCCTGAAGTAGTTTGTGCGGATATAAATATAGATGTCTCTCCAAAATTATATTCTTTTTTACGTAGTAGAAAAATGGTGAATGGTATTCCGGTGCTATTATGTTATAAAAAAGGCAATCTAAATTGGATTCCAGATGATAGCGTAGTGGGAGCGGATCCAGTTGAATTGCATCGTTTTTTTGATAGGTGTGGTAAAAATTTAGTAAGTGCCTTAAAAACATATCCAAAGTAATACGGTTATTATTTTACGCAATATAATATAAAATTGACATTAGTTTTCTCTCAAATAAGAATTAAAAACTCTGTAAATGGAGAGAACAGATAGTATGTCAACAATTTTACTTAATGAAAGTCCCCGTCAGTCTATTGAATCATTATCTATGAATAATAAATCGATTACATGTTTAACAATAAAGTTACCTAAATGTTTATTGTTAAATAATAGATGTAGTATTTATTGTGGATGTTCTTTAATAATATTTGAATAAAATAAAAATATATAATATATATATGAAATCAATTACCAATTTAATTATATTATTTGTTATTCTTATTGGGTTAATATTTTTATATAGAAGATTTGAAGATAAACGTTTGAGAGAAGAAAATTCGAATAATAATAATGAAATTCAAAAGTTTCTCTTAAATTCGGAAACTTTAGGTAAGAGTACAAAACCGATTTTATGGATACATGTACCATACGAATATAATTCTAGAAATTGGCTAAGTTTTGGTTCTAGAAGTACATTTGATTTAAATCAGCCGTATTTATACCTAACTGTCAGGAGTATTATAAGACAATGTAATGATTCGTTTACGATTTGTATTATAGATGATAACGCATTCCAAAGATTAATTCCAGATTGGACGATTAATATGTCAAAGATAGCTAGTCCAATTATAAATAATGTAAGAACTCTTGGGCTAATGAAATTACTTTATATTTATGGCGGAATGATTTGTCCGATTTCTTTTTTATGTATGAGAGATATGGCTTCATTATATGAAAAGGGTACAATAAATAATAAAATGTTTGTTTGTGAAACTATAGACCGTAATATAACATCGACTGAATTTAATTTTTATCCCAATATAATGTTTTGTGGTGCCAATAAAGAATGTCCGATTTTAATGGAATTATGTAATTATATTGGCGAAGTAATGAGTAGAGATAATACGGCAGAAAGCATATTTTTAGGTGATTTTAATACCTGGTTGAATAAAAAGGTAAATTCTAACCAAATTACATTAATAGATGGAAGAGAAATAGGTACAAAAACGATGGATGATACACCAATATTATTAGACCATTTAATGTCAAATTATTATTTAGATATTAATCCAAATACATATGGTATACTTATTCCGGCGACAATGCTATTAAATCGTACAAAATTTGAATGGTTTGCGAGATTATCAGAGAGACAAGTATTAGAATCAAATACAATAATAGGAAATTATATATTAGTGTATTCAGGTAAAAAAGAAGACGAAGGTGTATTAGAACCTTTACAGATGAAACCTGATTGGGTTGGTTTTTGGAAAACACCTGCGTATCCGGGATTATACGGATTAAAACCGAATTTCTTAGGTGATAATTTAATAAAACATGATTATACAGGTAGATAATTTTTGTCATTAAAATGAAACTCTAATAATAATTTAAAAAATTAAATTATTATCCTATTTAAAGGAAGAAACCCGAACTTATCCTTGGCCTAACTACCCATATATTACACCCGGCGGGAATTGAACCCGTGTCTTATCTTTGGAAGAGATATATGCTACCATTGCACCACAAGTGTTTAAAAGCTCCTACCAGAATTGAACTGATAACCTATAGGACTGCGGCCTATTGCTTTACCATTCCCTAAAGGGAAAAGAGAGCAAAAAAATTACCCAATAGCAGACTTGAACTGCTGTCAACGACTTATTAAATCGTCATCCTAACCACTAGAAGAATCGGGTATATATCGATTCCGAAGGAATCGGGATCGAACCGATGACCTTCGGATCGACGCTCTACCAACTAAGCTAAAGTCCGTTAAATATATATATCATTATTTCTTTAAATAGTTTTTAGTAAATATATAATAATTGCATTCAGTGGGATTCGAACCCACGCAGTATTTACTACCAGGTCTTAAGTCTGGCGCCTTGGACCGACTCGGCCATGAATGCGTTATGGTTTAAATTTAATTTGTTAAGTTTTTCATTTCAAGTTTATATTAAGTTTTCATTTAAGTTTATATTAAGTTTTCATTTAAGTAGTCTTTTTAACAATTTTTTTCTTTTTTGGTTCTGGATCGACAGCTGCACTTACAGGTGCTACACTTACAGGTGCAGGGGATGGTTTCGGAGCCTGAGTTAAAACTTCTTCGTCGTCTCCTTCATCGTCACTTTCGATCATAGCATTAACAGTGGATGGGTCTACATCTGCTTCATCGTGTATAATTTGAGTTTCTAAGTTGCTTTTATCGTTATCAGATAATTCTAATAGACACACCCCTTCTGGAATACGCTGAGTTTGAGGTTTCTTAACTAAAGCGTGTACAACATTCCAGGTAATTGATACCTTGGAATTAGTGATCCAAATAGTAGGTTGTAAAATAAATTTTGCTTTTAAAATTTTACCAGACAAATAATTTAGCGGAGAAGCGCCATTCTTTCCATTATCAGATTTTACAAACAAAGGTTTTTTATCTTCGTCGAAAACTTCGACTTGCCAACCTGTTTTCCATTCGGCTAATTTAGCTGGTAGTGAAGGAGCTTTGGTATAATCTAATTCAAGTTTATCTTTAGAAATTTTTGGATATTTTAACATAGCATTAAACATAACATCAATAACTTGTGGAATAGCATTTTTAAGTCCTAACCAATCCATCGAATTTTTTAATGCTGCTGCTTTTACATCTTCTTCAAATTTTTTGAGAAATACTAAGAATTTACTGGCTTCTTCGTCGGGGTATTCATCATTTGGAAACTGAAGTGAAACAGACCACTTACCGGTAGGTTCCTTATTTTGATTTAATCCTTCTTTTGCTCCCCAAGTAGTAATTACAGGAGTTACAACATTTAAGGTTTGATTAGTGTTTTTATTCATAATATTAATTACTTTTCCACCAGATGGTCCAGGTCTAGGTTTAGAGAACTTAAGTAAATTATTAAGTAGTCCAAAATTAGTGCCGTCGATGAAATCTTGAGGGGATGCCATTATGTATATACATTATTAATATGGGATATCTTTAAATCAATTTTTTTTTATATTCAATAAAAGAATATGAGTAAACATTTGCTTTGCTTTGCTTTGCTTTAATTTAATTATATTAGTCTAATAATATATATAATAAAAATAATTCAAAAAGAATATATTAATAAATATATATGAGTATTTTAACTACTAAAAATATTAACAATGCTATTTTAAAAGCACAAGACCCGTTAAATGCCTATATAAACAGTATTAACGTAAAATGTCAAAAAATAATTCAAGAAATGAAACCTTGTAAAAAATTAAAAAAAATACATGATGAAGAAATAATTATTCCGACTTATTCGAATTATACGATATTATTAGAATATGATTATAATCTAAAGCAATTAAAACAATTCGCCAAAAGTTATAAATTAAAGGTGGGTGGAAACAAAGATGAATTAATATTACGTGTGTTTTCTTATCTATATTTATCAAATTTAATAATAAAAATTCAAAAAAATATAAGACGAATGTTTGTTAAAAAATATAATGAGTTACATGGTCCTGCTGTATTGAAAAGAAATTTATGTATAAATAAATGTGATTTTGTTACGATGGAGCCTTTAAATGAAATTAATTATCATCAATTTATAAGTTATACAGACAATGCAAACAATATTTATGGCTTTGATATAGTTTCTCTCTATAATATGTTTAAAAAAACAAATAAACCCATAGAGAATCCTTACAATAGACAGGTATTTCCTAAATCAGTATTAGTAAATATGCAAACAATAATAAAATTATGCAAAATATTAAGTATACCAATTAATTTAACATTTGAAGACGAAAAAGTATCCATCGAAAAAGAATTAGAATTGAGGATTCTCTCATTGTTCCAAAAAATAGACGCATTAGGAAATTATACTGATCCTAAATGGTTCCATAATTTAAATGAAATTCAGTTAAAAAAGTTTATTAAAGAATTAAGCGATATTTGGCGATTTCGCGCAAATTTAACAACAGAAGTAAAAAGAAAAATATGTCCTCCGTCTGGCGAACCATTTAGTAGATTAAATTATAGCATATTAAATATGGAAACAAGTATAATTATCTTAAAAAAGAGTACGTTAGATGTTTTGGAGAGATTTATTTGCGGGTTAGATTTAGGCAGTCAACAATTAGGTGCTAATTTAGTACTTTGTGCGCTAACTTTAGTAAGTAATGACGCCGCAAACGCCTTACCTTGGTTTTATGAGTCTGTCTATTATTAAAAGAAAATATACAATATTTGAATAACTCCATATTATCGTAATAATATATATTATTTGCGTTAAATTACTTAAAAAGTAATCATTTAGATAATATATAAGATGCCCTCTAAAAAGGTCCCTGTTAAACCTGAAGTCGATACGACTCCTGTTGTTCCTGTTCCTGTTCCTGTTCCAACTTCTGTGCCTGTTTCTGAACCAGTAGTGAAGAAAGTGAAGAAAGTAAAATCAGAACCATCTGTCGAAACGCAACCGAGTGTAACCCCAACTGTTCCTGAAGTATCTCCTGTTATTCCGGAAGTGGTCCCAGTTACTGATGTACCAGAGGTGACCGAAGTTCAAGTAACTGAAAAATCGGTTGAATTTCTTGCTAAATTACAGCAATTAGGTGTGTTGTTAACATCATTAAAGGTCGAATATAAAACTCTTGAAAGACAATGGGCTCGTGAATTGAAACTAGCCCAAAAGCAATCGTCTAAACGTAAAAGAAAGGCAGGTAACCGCGCACCATCGGGTTTTGTTAAACCAACGCGTATTTCTGCTGAATTAGCTACTTTTTTGAATAAGCCATTGGACGCTGAAATGGCTCGTACTGAAGTTACAAGTGCTATTAATGGTTATGTTAAACAACATAAGCTACAAGACAAGGAAAATGGGCGTAAAATCAATCCAGATGCTGCGCTCACTTCTCTATTAAAGCTAAAAAAGGAGGACGAACTAACTTATTTTAATCTTCAAAAGTATATGTCTCCTCATTTTATCAAGCCAGTGCCAAAGGTTCAACCGGTCGCTTAAATTAAAAATAAATTAGTATAAATTAGTATAGATTAGTAAAAAATATAAAAATTATATGTAATAAAAATATTCCATATAATATTATAGATGTCGTTGAGAAGTTTCAAAATCTTCGATACTATCGTCGTCTGATTCATAATTAATAATTTGATTATATAAATCATCTTTACGAATATGTGGTTGATATTTTAATACTATATCAAAAGTAATATTTTTATCGTCTTTATGTAACTGGTATTTTTCGTTTAAGATATATCTTGCTGCAAAAGTAGCGTCAATAATTTGTGTTTTTAATATGTCTAAAAGTTTAACTGTATAAATATTAGCTTTCAAAGTTTGTCTTGAATATTTTTTTAAATATAAATCGATCATTATTTATATAATAAAATAAAAGTTTTTATATTTTTTTTGGAAATATAAATCCATTTGTTTTTAAAATTTCTATGACTTCATCATTATTTTTAATGTCATTATAATTAATATTGCTTTTTTTAATTACAATGTCGTCAACACAATCATTTATTTTAAACATTTGGTAAATTTTATCAAATGCGTGTTTATCTTTGATTAAATCATCAATGCTTTTATGTTGTTTATAATAGTTAAAAATTTCGTTTAATGTAAGATCCGTAAAAGGATAATTAATATTATAGTCGGTTCCCGATAAAATACATATTTTTGTTAGTATTTCTTGTGAAATATCTAGTTCTTTAAGTATAAGCGATAAATCATAAAAAACACATGTATGGTTTAATAAACTAATATATCTAATAACGTTCGGACATCCATATACAAACATATCCATGTCTTCACTCACACATCCCCAAGTAATCCCTTTTATACAAAGTGATGCACATATTTCATCTGCCTCACTTGGAGAATCATAATAGGTAAATCCGAAAGCAGTGATAAGTTTCTTAATTAAATCAACGTCCAATTTAGTAATATGTATACATTTTTTCTTAAGAGCATTAACATATTGACTATCATTTTCTTCGCTAGAATTTATTAATCTATAATATTCTTCTTGTGCTTCTTTTTTCTCTTCTTTTCTTTTTTTAAGAAGTGTATGCTTTTCAATAGGTGGTTTTCCATCAAATACAAAAATAGGAGTAATTTTATATTCTTTAAAAAGTAAACACATTAAATACATATTTTCAACTAATAAATTGTCTGATAAAAATTTATACATATAAATACTAATATCAACTGCAACAGTTTTATTAATAAAATTATCTAAATGGTGTATTTTAATTGCATTAGCTGTATTTTCTCTAAATAACCTATTTAAGTCTTTAATTCCCATATAATTTTAATTGTCGAATAAATACAATAAGTTGTTTCAATTCAATTTTTTGATGTATTTGTTAATCTATCTCGCAAACTGTCATCCTTAAATTTGTTAGTAAAAAATTATTTTTATTAAGACTATTTAAAAACAACTGTGTTTTTTTAATATTATTAATTAATAATGTGGTTTTATAATTTTCGTCGATATATTTACAAAACTTAATCTGATTATTAAATGTTTTTTTAAACTGTAATATATTTTGGTTGTTAATATTACACCATTGCAAAAAATTAGAAAACTTATTGAATAAGACAGTTTTAATAATATAATAAGACAAAACATTGGTATTTTCTTTATAATTCATTTCTCTCCAATATATACTTTCTTTTTTATCAGAATATAAATCAGTATATCCGTTTGGTAATTGCATAAAACGTAATATCTTTACTGTTTGTAAAAAACTATATTTTCTTTCTAAATTAAGAAAATAATAGGCTAGAGAGATAAATTCGTTAGTTTCATTTCCCATAATAGGATTATTTAATAATAAAAATGCGAAAAACAATGAATTAATAATTTCCGCCCAAAATTCAGTATAACACTCATATAAATTAACGTCTGATTTAACTTTAAAAATATTTAAAATACAGTTTGTAACATGTGTGTTATTCATATCAGAAAAATCAAGTCCAAAATTATGGAAGGTTTCGTGAATAAGTACTTTAAACCATTCTTCTTTACGAAATATAATAATTTCAGATATATCAGATTTTAACGGGCATGTAGTGGTGAATGCGGTGTTAACATTAATTTCATCTAAAACAAAATCAATGTGATTAGATGGTAATTTTTTTTCTAAATGGGTTAAATAAATATAAATTGTGAGAGAAGGCGAACAAGTTTTTGAGGAATATTTATTTAAAATATATAACCACATAGTAATATTAAATATATATTTGTTATATTTAAGTGTACTGGGTTTATCGTGTTTATCTTCAGAAATAAAATATATTTTAAAATTTCGTTCATAGAGAGAAAAAGAATAAAGTATTTCAGTAACCGAAAAGTTATCAATTGTATTAATTACTTCCTTAGGAAAACTCATATAATTAAATTTACGTGGTTTTGAAATATCTCTCATAGACTGAATTTTTTTAGTATGAATTGAATAATACCCAGGTTTGTTTTTAACAAATAATGCATACTTATAAGCTTCTAATAAATCCATATAAAGGGTTAATAAAATTTGTCGTGTTTGTTTGTTAGCTTTTATAGGTTCGATAAAATTTTCGCTAATCATTTTTATTAAATTTTTACTTTTATTTGAAATGATAGATTTCATTTATAATAATATAATAAATAAATATTTTGATAAAACAACTTAAAAATGTATAAACATAGAAAATATGAAATCACAAGACGTGAATATAGGGTTAGGCAATAATCAAAATATTGTAGATAGTTTAAAACCAATGTTATTAACAATGTTAATGGTAAATTCGAGTAAAGATACAAATAACGGTAATATTTTTAATATGGTATGGAGTTTTATAGCATTGGCGTTAATCGAATGGTTTATTATAAATATTAAACAATTTGCTGACTTTATAATTATTTATGGTAAGAATTATGTAAATTTAAAAATAAAAAAAAATATAACAAATAAATTAGCATCAGGAGTAAACAATTTAATAAATTTAGAGAAAAAGTCAACTTTAGTAATATCTCTTGATTTAGAAAATAGTAAAACCCCTATTATTCACGCAATTTTAGACATAGTTACAAATGCGCCAAATACAAAATCGATTTCTTTTTCAAATAACACATTTACTTTAAATTATTATGACCCAATAGAAATTAAAAAAGATTTATTTATTAAATTGTTAGATGGAACAAACGATACTGAATTAAAAACAACACACTTAGAAATTTATAGTTATACCATGAATATGTGTGAATTGCGCGAGGAAATCGACTTAATTGTCCGTGATTATTTAAATAAAATAAAAAATAAATTAGGAAATCAAATATATTATTTTAGTCAATTACATACAAATAATCAAGATAAAACAAAAAATATAAATTTACCTACACTTCATTTTACAATGAAACCATTTTATACAAATCGTATGTTCTATAATTTATTTGGCGACGAAATAAAACTAATACGTAAAAGAGTAGAATTTTTTAAAGATAATAAAAAATGGTACGACCAAAAAGGGATACCTTATACGTTGGGAATATTAATGTCTGGTCAACCAGGCGCAGGGAAAACTTCGACTATTAAATGTTTGGCAAATGAATTAAAAAGGCATATTATTAATGTACAACTAACAAATGATATGACAAAATCACAATTAGAAAACTTGTTTTTTGATGATTTAATAAATGTAACCCAAAATGGAAAAACAGAGCAATTTTCAATACCAATTGATAAACGATTATTTATAATGGAAGATATTGATTGTGAATGTGATATAGTATTTGAGAGAAAAACAAAAGAAGAAGAAATAAATAAAGACGCAATTATATTTGAATTACAGGGACAAATAAGACAATTAACAGAGATACTAAATAATCCGGAAAAGGCAACTCAACGAGTAATTCTAAATAGTCCTCAGTCTACAACAAATAAGGAAAAAACAAATAATAGTGGAGAGAAAATAACGCTATCATTTCTATTGAATTTGTTGGACGGAATATTGGAAACCCCGGGCAGAATAGTAGTGATGACAACAAACTTTTTAGAAAAATTAGATACAGCTTTAATTCGTCCAGGTAGATTTGACATTACAGTAAATTTTACAAAATGTAAAAAAGAAATGATTGTTGATATGTTAACTTATTATTATGACTGTAATGTATTAGAAGAAGAATATAGTAACCGAATATTAGCTTTGGAAGACTATGTTATCTCTCCGGCGGAGTTATCAAAGGTTTTATTTGAAAATTTCGGTAATTTGGCTAATGCTGTTACAAGTTTGGAGAAAATTGAAAAAAAACATATAGAAGAAAGAGAAAAAAGAGAAGAGCAAAAACGATTAGAGCGTGAAAAGAGGGAAAAAGAACAAGAAAAACAAAATACATTGGAAACGAACGAAGAAAATAACAACTGTCGATTATTAGAAAAAATAAAATTAAAAATGGAGATCGGAAAGACGGAGGTCGGAAAGACGGAGGTCGGAAAGACGGAGGTCAATAAAACAAATAATTTATCAGATACGAATAACATAGAACGTAAAAATATAAATTCGTCTAAACCAAAGATTGTAAAAAAAGAAGTAAAAAATGAAAAAAACGACAATTTATTAACTGACCTTAGTGCGTTTGATATGTATCAAAATAATAACGAATTATTTAAGAATGTAAGTAATTTAGATATAATTTCAAATAGTAATTTAGATATAATTTCATATAACGATACTAAAGAAATAGAAAATAACGAACATTATCAAGGGTTTGAAGTAAGTAATGTATATGGCATTATATCTGTTGAATAATAATATATATAAAATAATTATATTATATATATGTCAATTTCAAGAAATTATTTAAATTATGGGCAATATTTAGGTGCACAAAGATGTTGTGATTTTAGAGGTCAAGGCCCAGTAGGACCTCAGGGGCCGCCTGGTCCAGCTGCAGTAGGTCCTCGTGGATATACTGGTAATACAGGTTCTGAAGGTCCTACAGGGCCAACAGGTAGAAGTTGTAGAGGCCCGACTGGACCACAAGGGTTGCCTGGTCCTGCGGGAGGTCCTACAGGAGTAGACGGTCCAACTGGCTACACTGGGGCAACAGGTTACACAGGAGCACAAGGTCCTCAAGGTATACAAGGTATAACTGGTTCACAAGGTCTGACAGGAGCACAAGGTTCTCAAGGTATACAAGGAAACACAGGTTCACGAGGCCCAACTGGTTCACAAGGGCCAACTGGATCTCAAGGAGCACAAGGGAATCAAGGTAATACGGGTTCACAAGGCCCAACTGGCTCTCAAGGAAATCAAGGGAATACAGGGTTACAAGGCCCAACTGGTCCACAAGGATCTACTGGTGGTTACGTTTCTGTTATTTATGGCAATTATTATAATAATGCATCACAAACAGTTAACTCGGGTAGCAATCAAGAACTAATTTTACAAAGTACTTTTTTATCAGACGGAATAACTTTAAGCACAAACCAAATTATTTTAAATACAACAGGAATATATTATGTAACTTTAGTATCAGAAGTGTCATCGTCAACAAATGGAACAATTGTAAATATTTGGTATAGAATAAATAATGTTGACGTAACCTTTTCAAATAATAAGTTTACATTTACAGGAGGCGGTGGTAACAGTCAATTAATCTCATTATCAAATTTAATAAGTGTAACAGCAAACGATATTCTAACATTTTATATAAACTCAACCGCGACCATAACATTAACAGCAAATTCTGCGACTGGTACAAACCCAGCAACACCGTCTAGCGAAGTAATAATATATAGGATTGCTTAAAATTAAGCAAATTCTTTGCGAATTTTCTCTCTAACTAACATTAAATCATCATAAACTTCCGGCGGGGATCCTCGCATATAATGTAATAATTTTGCATCATTTGTGGCTAACAATAAATGTTTTAAGTCTTCATTTTGCGTAAATTTTGCATATTGTGCATCATAGATTTCTTTTTTATTTCTACTACCATAAAAGTCTGGATCAATAGAAACCTGAATTGGCCTTAAAAGTTCTTTTTCAAATTTCCCTGATTTACTGCCAGCTGCTTTTGCTAATACGGGGTCCTTAGATAAGTCTGTTTTAGAGTCAAGAGAGAAACTAAGATAAAATTCTGGATTCCCTTTTTTAAATTTAGAACCTTGATAATAATGTTCAACTGAATTCCATTTATGGTTATCAAGCGTAAAAGGTTGTACCCAAAAATTAGAAAGCTTTTTACGCCACTGAGGTATGGTAGCTAATTCAGCAAATTCTTTCAGTCTATCATTTGGTATTTTCTCTCCCGAACCTTTACCCGGAAGTGGTTTATCATTTGATTTTGAGTAAAAAACTAATTCAACGTTATCATTATACAAGGCACGAATACTACTTTCATTAAATTCGTCTTCAATATCCTTTGAATTTGTTTTAACGGAATTCTTAAATTTTTGAAAATCTGGAATAAGAGAGAAAGGTCCTGCATTTCTCTCCAAACATTTATCAGTAATTAGTTTTTTAATGTCATAAGGTATCTCACTAAATTTAAATATTAATTTATTTTTATAACCAATAAGTTTATAATGATCGCCAGTATGTTCAACAATAATATAAAATTCCGGAGTAAATATTCCTTTGTTTTCTAAAATAACATCGTTTAACTGCCCACATTGAATAACATTCTTAACATCACCAGTTTTATAATTATCGCTTGAGAGAAGAATTAACTTAATATTTAGTATTCTCTCTAACGTAGAAATAGCCCAAGTATCTGCCCAAAAGTCACACTTACTAATTTTAGTTTTAAATTGTTCTAATGAAACAATACCTTTCATAAATTTAAATTCTTGTAAAATTTTATTAGTTACTGCTTTTTCTTTAACAAGGCGGTCGTGTTCTATTTTAACGTGTTTTGCTTCATTAACGATAATTACTTGTTGATCGCGATCAATAACTGTCTGTAGTTTTTCTTTTAAAACGCTATATTGTTGAGCTAGTTTTTTAATTTCATTTGTTTCAGTTACTAAAGCCGCATTATACATATCAAAATGTTCTTTGTAACTGGAAAAAATAGATTCAGTCGCTTCATCGGACAATTTTTTCCTTAATTTATTTACAGTAGTTTGTTGGTAAATCGAAGAAAATGCGTCACGAATGGTAGCAAATAAACAATCGCCACCCCCTTCATTATCAATAATAGTATAATTATTGTTCGTCATAAAAGATTGTACCCAATTGTCGGATTTTTCTGCGTTAAATTGTGTTTTTAAAATTTTTGCTTGTTTACTGGTTTCTTCTTTTAATAAAGGAGGTAACGCAATTCCTTTTGTTAACACAAATATGTCTTTTCTTTCTTCAGGTATGTCATAAAATTCAGAATATTCTACTTTTTCATCATCATTTTCTTCGTCATTTATATCCTCTTCTGTATCTTTTTTAGCCTTTAAGGGAATATCAGGTTCTAATCTAAGTTTTTCAAGCATTTCTCTCGAAACAAATGAATAAAAAAGTGGTTCATTAAAATTATCAAAATCTATATCTCCACTATTAGTACTATTAAACAAAGTAAAATAATCAGATGCAAATATTTCAAATACTCCAATTTGAATAACTTTGTTATTCTTTTTAACTAAATAAATTGGAAAAAAAAGAATATTCTTATCTTCAAATGTGTTTTTAGCATTTCCGATAGCAACAATAATATCAATGTCATTATATTCAAGTTGATATAAATTAGCCTCCATACTAAAATCATCTTTATAAACAGTTTTTAATTCTGGATAACTAACATTTTCGTCTAATTTTGAGAGAACCATATTTATAATTTATTGAAATATTTTTATATTCAAATAAATTAAAAACAATTTATAAAAAAACTAATCGTCCTCTTTTCTTTCGGAAAAATATTTAAATATGTCATACTTAAATTCCTGAGAAAAATGGTTTGTAGGAATTAATATACCAACTGTATCTTTAGTTAAATGAATGTAAGGATTAAATTTATGATTTCGTAGTATAAAAGTACGTTCCACATATTTCCTATTTTTATGAGAACCGTGGTAATAATGTCTAATCACTCCAGGCACATACCCCAACCGTAAATTGATTGCCTTTTTTTCGTAGTTCATAACATCTGTATTAAAAGAATAAGACAAATCGCATTTTTGTATCATAGCTAAAGCCATAATATAATCTCCTGCACCTAATATTGCATTTTCATATAAACCATCTAACTGTTCATATGCTTTTCTAGTTATTGCCCATGCATATCCACAATGCCAATAATCAAAAGTGCCTTTCGGATAAAACTGTGATCTTTTTTTACAATAATTATAACCGAATCCGCTACATATACCTAATGTGTTTTCCGTTTTATCCATATTAACGGCGTGACTAAAAAGTTGAACCATATCTTTATGTCCATGTAAAATTTTTAATGTATCCATAGCCCATGTAGGACTATCAAATTCAATATCAGCATCAATCCACGCAAAAGCTTTATAATTTGACGGTAATAAATAATTAACCCCTAAATTAATCATATTTTCCTTATGCCATAATGGTGTCGTAGTACGTAATTGTAAATGTCTTTTATTATTTTTCTCAGTAACTTGAAACGTTTGATTTCCGTAAGCCATTTCAACAATATATAATAATACGTCAGGTTCTTCGTCTTCAAAACGATTTACGAACTGATGTAATAATTCGTATCTACGTTTGTATAAACATGGATTTGAAATAACAATAATAACGTGTAATTTATCTTCGATGGGTGTATTATTTTTAATTGCTTTTTTAATTTCGTTATTAGTATAATATATACTATCCGAACTTTTTGTAAGCTTTTTTATTTCATCTGAATTATTTGTAACAATTTCGTCATTAGTGGTATATGGATATTCATTCGGATGCGATAATTTGCTATAAGAATATGGATACTCATTTGGATGCGATAAATTACTATAAGAATATGGAAAAGATATTTCTTCGTACGGTAACGCAATTACGTGTGGTATATTAGTTAATTCTGTGGCACAAGGAATATTATTATTATTCTCATTGTCATTATCATTATCATTATCGTTAGCCAATGTAGTATTTTTATTAACCGACTTAATATAGTTATTCATATATACTATATACTATATGTTAATACATATTTTTATATTTATTTACCATAATATATATTTTTTGAAAAACTTTTCTTTTTTTAATTCATTAATATAAAACCAATAGCGTTTTCTTTTTGTAACAATCGCGTAATTTTGCTTATTCGTCTCAAATTGAACTAAAAATTCAATAGTCTGTAATTTATTATATTTATGAAATTTAATTAATTTAGAAATACCATAATAATCACATATTGTCATAATATCTTTTAATGTAAAATTATCATTATAATTAATAATATGAGAAATATTAATACTATTATATTCTAATACAGGATTAGTTTCTGTTTCTAATTTATTAAACAAATCTAATAAATTTTCTTCATTATCAAGTAAATGAATATTGTCATTATTATCGTTGTCATCAATTAAATCAATAGTAATATTTTCATTTGAAATAATATCCATAATTTAAATATATATACAAATATTTAAATTATTATAAATAAATATTAAATTTACATTTCTATCATATCCATAAATTTAAATAAAGATTTACTGGTTAAACTTTTGTAATCTTTAATTTTACTTTTGGCAATAAATTCAATGATTTCTAATATAGTTTTTCCCTGAATTAAATGTTTATCTAACAAAATAGGTTCAATCATATCTTTTTTATATAAAATAGCAATAATTTCAGTAATTTCTTCGACTTCTTTTTTTTTATTTTCAATATTAATTAAACTATAAACCTGTGTAAGTAAATTAGCAATAATTATGACAATTTGGTCTTTGGAAACTAAATTCGTATCCATTAAATTTAGATAAAAACTAGCGAGAGATTTCCTTTTTTCACTAATTTCATTGTTTTTAATAAATTGATTATAATCAACAGAAGCATCAACATAGTCAATATTTATAAATAAATCAATAAAACTAGAAAAATTTGTTTCAAAAACTGTTTTCATCATTATATATTTATCACTTAATTCACGATACAAATTGGAATATATTTTTGAATAAAACCGGTTAGTTGAAGCAATATCAAAAATAATTGAAGCGATATGTAACATATTTTCGTCGGTTTCATTAATTTCTAATAAATCATTAATAACTTTACAAATATTATGAAAAGTTTCTTGATAATTTTTATCAGTTAATTTGTTTAAATGACTTCTAATAATATCAACTTGTTTATCAAATTCGTTTTTAGTTGTATTTTGAAAAGTTTTTAATGCATTCCATTCATTTTCATTAATTTCAGTTGCTTTGGTTTTACCAAAAGACTTTATTTTATTCTTTTTAAAGGAAAAATTATCCTTTTCATTTGATTTAGCAATAATTGTAACCGGTTTATTTTGAAAATTTGGTGTTTTAATATAATCGGGTGCTCCAACCTGTTTGGCTAATTCAGAAATAATTGCAATAGTTTCGTCAGATAACTCATAATTAAACCCATTAAAAATAATACTATTAACAGTATCTAGTGAATAAATTAATTTGGTTGTCATTAGAGATAATTATAGTTAAGCGACATGTGTTTATATCAATTTATTAATATAAAATAATAATGAAATAAACTTAAATAGATATGATGATATATAATATATGACATCAATAAAAGAAATAGATTCATATGAATTCGAGTATTGGGATGAGTTAGAAATTGACCAAAAATTATTAAGAGGTATTTTTGCGTATGGGTTTGAAAAACCAAGCCCTATACAAAAAAAAGCAATCATACCATTAATAAAAGGAAAAGATTTAATAGCTCAAGCTCAATCAGGAACAGGAAAAACCGCAACATTTACGATAGGAGCGTTAGCAAATATAAATATATCTGAAAATAGTACCCAAGTATTAGTATTATCACCTACTATTGAATTAACAATACAAACAGCAAAAGTATTTACAAGCATAAGTGAGTTAATGGACGGATTAAGAGTACAAACATTGTATGGTGGTTTAAAATTAGAAGAAACAAGTAGTTTTTCAAATAAAAATATTCCCCATGTGATATGTGGATGTCCTGGTAGAGTGTATGATATGATGAGACGAGATAAAATTTCAATAAAAACAATAAAATTATTAATATTAGATGAAGCAGATGAGATGTTATCGTCAGGATTTAAAGACCAAGTATATAATATATTTCAGTATTTAAACAATGACATCCAAGTGGCGTTATTTACGGCAACGTTACCTGAAAACGTAAAACCAATAATTGAAAAAATAATGCGAGACCCAGTTGTAATAAACGTAAAAAAAGAAGCATTAACATTAGAGGGAATAAGTCAATTTTATGTGGCGGTTGATAGCGATAATGATAAATATCTTACATTAAAAGATTTATTTTCATATTTAACAGTATCTCAATGTATTATTTATTGTAATAGCATAAAAAGAGTGAACGATTTATATGACATAATGAAACAAGATGGATATCCGGTATCTATGGTTCATAGTAATATGGATAAAACAGTTAGAAATGCTTCATTTACCGAATTTAAAACAGGTAAGTCAAGAGTATTAATATCTTCGGACGTAACAGCACGTGGTATAGATATTCAGCAAGTAAGTATAGTAATAAATTTTGACTTACCTAAATGTATACATAAATATCTTCATAGAATAGGTAGAAGTGGTAGGTGGGGTAGAAAAGGTATCGGAATTAATTTTATTACAAGAAGCGACGTCCAAAAATTAAAAGAGATTGAGTCTTATTATGTTAGTCAAATAAATGAATTGCCTGGTGATTTAAAGTTTTTGAAAAATTTATAAAACCAATTCGTATAATTTAAAATATTATTATTTATTTCGTTTATATAATGATAAACAATATAAATACAATATTTAGGCCACCAATTTATTTTAACTCAGAAAAACAATATTTAAATAATAGTATTGTGAAGGATTTAGAATTAATAGAAACAATAGATTTATCGTGTAATTCAGTGTATTCATACATATTGAATACAGAAAATGAGGTTTCAAAGGAGGTAGCAAAGCAATTGGCAACAATATATACTACAGACCAAGAATTTTTAAAACAAAATCAAAATTTAATAATAAATTATAAAACAAATATTTTAAATGAGAAATACAGTGATTATTCTAATAATTATCAAAAGATAATAGAAGTTTGGGAAGAATTAAAAGGTGAATATGGATTTAGAGAGAAATATTATTATGTAGATTGGGATGCGTTAGATAACTTAAATAAATCTGAGTTTTTTTTATTATCTATGAGCATATATAATTTACTCTCACCTATTTTAATGTTAATAGTTCCAATAATGATATTAATAATTCCGTTTTTTATTCTTAAATTAAAGGGAATTTCAATAAATATGAAAGAATATGTGGACATATTAAAATTAGTTGCAACAAATCATACGATTGGAAAATTATTTTTTATGAATTTTGCAGAATTGGGTACCCAAGAGATATTATATACGATAGTGTCATTAATATTTTATTTGTTTTCAATTTATCAAAACATTACGTTGGTTGCAAGATATTTGACAAATATAAAAAAAATTCATACTCATTTTAATGAATTGAAAATATATTTAAAGAAAACTGTCAATAGTATGAATAATTATTCTCTCTTTAGTAAGGACGAAAATAAATTAAGTGCTCATCACATATTTAACACTATTTTAGACGAAAAATGCTTAATATTAAAGGATATTTATAATAAATTAAATAGTGTTTCAGATTTTACATATTCAATAAAAAATTTTAAAGAGATAGGAAAGGTATTTAAATACTTTTATGAGTTACATTCAGATAAAGTTTATGAAGAGGCTATATTATATGCAATGGGTTTTAACGGATATATAGATTGTCTGGAAGGATTAAAAAAAAATATAGAAAACAAACAAATGAATTATTGTAAATTTATTAATAATCATAAAAAAATAATAATTCACGCAAATTATTATGCCTGTTTAAAAGACCAAACCCCGGTAAAAAATGATATTAATTTAAAGAAACATATGATAATAACAGGACCAAATGCTTCAGGCAAAACAACTGTATTAAAATCAGTGCTAATTAATATAATAACAAGTCAACAATTCGGTTGTGGTTTTTACGACGAAGCAAAAATTGCACCATTTCATTACTTACATTGTTATTTAAATATTCCAGATACTTCAGGAAGAGACAGTCTATTTCAGGCAGAAGCAAGACGTTGTCAAGAGATATTAAATATAATAAATAAAAACATAAATCTCTCGCATTTATGCTTATTTGACGAACTATATTCTGGCACAAATCCGACTGAAGCAGAATCAACCACTACAGAATTTATGAAATATTTAGTAAAATATAAAAAGGTATCTTCTTTATTAACAACCCATTTTATTACAGTTTGTAAAAATTTAATTACTAATAAAAATATAAAAAATTATCATATGGATATTATAAAAGAAAACGACCATATTATTTATACATACAAATTGAAAAGTGGAATATCGGTGATTAAAGGTGCAATTCATGTATTAAAACAATTTAATTACCCAAAAGAGATATTAGATAATCTAAAAATATAATGATATAATGAGAGTAAATTTAGAAACACATTTAATGGCAATTGGGATGTCTATGATTACATTAGGATTTGTAACAATGGTATTTAGTACAATATTAAGTTTATATGGAATATAAAACACAAAGTATTAATTATTTAACTTATTCGTTAGTTAAATAATTAATAAATATAATCTTTTTGTAATAATATATGCCAACATTAGCAGATTTATTTAATCCAGGTATTTTAGTTATTTTGGGAATATTAGTAATAGTTATATCATTTATAGTTATATATTTTCAAACAACTTTAAAAGAACATAGTAAACAACAAAACGAAAAAATAACATCAATGTTTAGCATTGTATCTTCTTTGGCACAAGAAATACAAAGTACAAAACAATTAGCATTAAAATTAGACCAAAATATAAACAATTTAAATAAACAAGTGGGAGGATTTCCAAATATACATTTCGGAAATGCAGTAAACACAACGGTAAATAAAGAAAAGTTAATACCAGTATCTGACGACGAAGATGAAGACGAAGACGAAGATGAAGACGAAGATAACCTATTGAAACCTGAAGATAGTATATGGTTAAATGATTCAAACGAAGATGATAATAACGAGGAAGACGAAAACGAAAACGAAGACGAAGACGAGAACGAAGAAGAAAACGATGACGAAGATGGTATAATTGAAATTGATAAAATTTATACTTACAGAGATAATATGGGTGTAATAGATGAATATAACGTATTTAAATTAAATGTTGATGGGATAGAAAGTAATTCAGGATTTGAAGAATTAAATAAAATAGATAACATAAAATTAAGAGAACCAGAAAATAATTTAAATGAAGAAAATACAAATGAAAACGATGAAACTCAGTTAGAAATTGGGTCGTCTGAGCTAAAAAAAATTGTAATTAATTTAGAAGATAATAATTTATTAACTACGGACTATAAAAAACTGGGTTTAGCAAAATTAAGACAAATTGTAACAGAAAAGGGTTTATCTACTGAGGCTAAAAAGTTAAAAAAAGAAGAATTATTAAAACTACTGAATGTAGTATAAATTATGTTTAATTGTTATAAATTATATAAAAAGAATAATATATAATTTATGAATGAAACTATGTCAATACTTTTAGCAAGTACGCTTTTAGCAATTGGTGGTGTGGGGTTATATTTATATAAAAATTCGGATAAACAATGGTCTGAGAACTCGTCTGTAGAATATGATGAGACGAAACTATTTAAAAACGACGAAGATGACGAAGATAGTGAATTATCTGTTGAAAAAGACGAATTTATTCCAGCATCAGAAAGTCAAGAAGAATATAAACATAAAAAACAAAATAAAACAAAACGAAATAAAAGAAACGGAGGCACAAAAAGAAGATATTATTATTAAAATTCCGCATTGAAAGTAAAAACGTCATTATCACATTTTTTATTAGCTAATGCATATGCGTCTACTTTACGGTCAAAAAAGTTGGTTTTACTTTCCAAACTAATTAACTCCATAAATTGAAAAGGATTATTTACACCATAAATTTTTTTATATCCTAATTGAACGGCTAATCTATCCGCGCAAAATTGAATATATTGTGACATCATATCCGAATTCATACCAATTAATTTACATGGTAATGCGTCACAAATAAATTCAATTTCAATGTCAACCGCATCTTTAATAATTTCATATACACGTGATTTATCCACTTTTTTTAATAATTTAGAATACAATAAAATAGCAAACTCACAATGTAGGGCTTCGTCTCTAGAAATAAGTTCGTTCGAAAAGGTTAATCCTGGCATTAATCCGCGATTTTTCAACCAATAAATGCTACAAAATGCGCCACTAAAAAAAATACCTTCAACGCACGCAAAGGCAATAAGACGTGTCGCAAAACTACTTCGATTATCACGTATCCATTTTTGGGCCCAATCAGATTTTTTTTTGATACATGGATAATTTTCAATAGCATGAAATAATTTAGATTTTTCATCAGCATTTTTAATGTATGTTTCGATTAAAGTAGAATATGTCTGCGAATGTATATTTTCCATCGCTATTTGAAAACCATAAAATGCTCTCGCTTCAGATAATTGAACATCCATCATAAATTTAGATGCTAAATTTTCTAAAACAATTCCGTCACTTGCAGCAAAGAATGCCAAAATCATTGAAATAAAATATTTTTCGTCCTGAGATAAGGTATCCCAATGATCAATATCTTTAGATAAATCAATTTCTTCTGGTCGCCAAAAACAATCTACTTGTTTTTGATACATATCCCATATATCATTATGCTTAATTGGAAACATGACAAATCTATTATCGTCTGGTGCAAGCAAGGGTTCTATAGTTCCTTTGGACATCCTAAATTATATATAGCCAAGATTTTAAATTAATTTTATTGAATAATAATAATAATATATTTTAAGAATATGCAATCAGGATTACCTTTAATTAATTTGTCTTTAGCACAAAAAGACGAACAATTTATTAAAATACATTATTTAATAGAAGCAAAAAGAAATATGTTACTTGAAAAACAACAAAAGTTAAAATATATAAAAAAGAACAATGAATTTTTAGACGATGTAAGAAAAGACTATATTAAATATAATAACTATATATTAAAACAAAAACAGGAACAAATGCTAGCGTTAAATTTATTAAATAAATATATTAAAGATTTGCGTAAATCCGGACAATTAAGTAAAAATAATATAGCAGACGCAAAACTCGAACAAAGAAAAATATTGCATGAATTAGACCTTATTAAAAAAAATATAGACACGTTAATGAATGAAACTTAATTAAAAAAATGTTTAGAAATTTTATAACTACACAATATATATAT